TAATAACCATTTTTAGTTAGAGTTACATCTTGAGCAAAGATTTCATATCCTCTTACAGGTGTGTTTGTAATAGTATTAACAATAACACTTTCAACTTCGGTTACTACTGTTTTTGTTTCTGTTTTACCAAGTTCTTTAATGAATTGTTTTGACTCTTTATTCATTTCACCTCTGATAATATCTGCCAATTCAGATTTAGCCATCATTTTAGCTTTCTCTATTGACAATTGTAAATCAGGCGATACTGCCGTAGCAACACCAAAGATACACTGTTTATCATTGTCTGATTTCTTTAACCATTTTAGGTCACAAGCTTTTGATTCATTAACATCAGCCATGTACCATGCCGGTACTTTGTCAACAACATTACCGTTTTCGGATTTAATCTTATAGGTGCTATTCATACTAGAACAGGCACTTAAACCTACTATAGCAACTAGAGCACCTAGTTTTATCACTTTATTCATCATATTTTACCACTTTCTTTTACATTATATATTAACTCTTGTAAAAAGGCAAGCGTGGATTGTACATATGTTAATGCGTCCTCACTTGATACTTCATATATTATAACTAATACAAGAGCGACTATGATTAAATTTCTAATCATTATCTCACCTCCCATTCACCATTTACATCTAAACAAACTTTTCCTGGTGTTTTAAAAGCATGTTTATTCCGACTATAAAATCGGCAATATTCTGGTGTATTGACATCATGGTAATAAAACTGAGCAAATAACTCCCAATAGCCTGGAGTATCAATACCTCTCTTACCGTCAGCACACTCTAAAATTTCTCTTTTTGTTATAGTATCACCGTTTTGCACTATCTCAATTTTTACATAACAATATTGGCCATCGGTTTTGTCTGGCGATATTGATTTAATTTTACTATGTAATACTTGTTCGCCTGCAATAGCGATACCTGATATTATTAAAAATATAATAAGAACAAATGTCCATGTCAAATATTTTTTCATGTTATATCTAGGGTCAAACATATTTTTTCAATTCTTCAATACTTTGCTTCGTATTATATATGTCTTCTTCGAGATTGTCAATGGTGGTTTGATTACTAGAATAATCAATAATCTCTCGTTTATCTTTTATTTCGTTCTCTAATTGTTCTATTCTTTCAGAATATCTATTATTACTCATCTTTTTTCTATCCATCTCCCATCCGGCAATTGACAAGCAGTACCAAATACTACCTCTCTGTTTACACCACCAATACCAATTAATGGCCAACTACTTGTAATGTCTATAGTAGCATCATATTCTTTACACTTGATAGGTCCTTGCAAATAAGACCTTGTAACATGTATAATACCTGAATTTCCTGTTTTCTTATTGTACCAATTTGTATAACTTGAACCTGTTCCACTGGTATTTAAATGATCTACAAATACAGCATTGTGTACATCATAATCTGAATTGTACATTAATTCTGCACCTGCAAAAGCGCCAATAACAGCACATGCACCAGCAGCGTATGGGTCTGTTATACCATTTTCAATACATACAGCAGCTCCAGTTGTACCACCTAAACCTGCACCTAAATGACTTCTATTTAAACTGCAATTGGTCAGGAATACCAATGATAGCCCTAATAATAGTACCGACTGGATTGATTTCATATTTACCTTCTTCGTTTTTTTTTATTGTTGTGCAAGCTGTTGTTATGGTCAACACCAGAATAATCATAATTACTTTCTGAATTGTTCCACTCCTCTTGCGACTCATTGCCATCTTCATCTTTATATAACTTCCATGATTTTTTGCCGTCATAATAATAACCAACAACTTCTTTTTTAGTTTTTGTCATACTTTTCTCCCTGCTGTTTTAATATCTTCTCTAGCAATTACCATGTATGGACCTTTGTTGTAAGCCGGAGCAATTGTAAAGTTTTTAGATGCTTCAATTCTCCAACTATTATCTGGTTTAGTTCCACCATGGCAGATTTTATTAGACAACTCAATATGAGGTTGTGTAGTTTCATAAATTCTTTCTGCAATATCTAAAGTATGTCTACCATTAGTTGTTAATTTAATTCTACCGTTATCATCACAATCAAAACCAAGATTTTTAAGATATTTGATATGTTTTGTCAATGCTTCTAAATATGATTTCGTAGGCTTTTTTTTCTTTGCCTTACGAATAGCACCACTAGATTGATTTGTGTAGATAATAGCCATTAATTAATTGATATTTTTTCAATTTCTAATTCTGATTCAGCCATTTTTTCAGCATAAGTTTTACCAAAACCAACTTGGTAACATGCGTCAATCGGGCTGTCACTTGACCACATTGCTAAAAGATTAGAGAAGTTAATATCAATGCCATCATAGTAAGACGGATTAGTTTTTTTTAACTCCATATGGTCTTTACAGAATTGTATACGATTGTTGTATATCTCTTTTTTGTTTTTAGTGTCTTTAGTCTTTGCAACTTCAAACTCAATAAATAAGTTTTCTTTGTTATAAAACGCCATAATATAGTCCTTTTGTTAGTTGTTAGTCTTTATCCTACCATATCTTATTGAAAATGGCAAGCCCTTAAAAAGCGTGTATTTACTCACTTTTGTCTCCAGAAAAGTCTCTAGGAGACACCTGGAGAGACGAATCGTCACTCTCTGATACTACCGTACCCCTTAAATATGCGTCATTTTGCACCTCTGCCTCAGCCCACTTTTCAAATTCATCAATCTCATTCTTATAATTTGTAATCTTATTATCAATAATATTCATGGTTTTATTATCAACATTTTGACCTAAAGAAGCCTTAATTTCTTCTAGGTCTTCAATAAATTTTAATTGGTCAATCACTTAACACTCCTTTTTAAATCATCTCTATTGTTTACAAATACTCTAATTAATCTTGAAACATCCACTGATTCTTCTTTTAATGTTTTAGGGTTTATAAAAATAACTCTACTATCATTCACCTTTAAAGATTTGTGTTCAACATTATCATCTATCACTACAGCACTATCGGTATTTTTACGCCAATCGTGTGATGAATAACCTGTTATATCTTTACTCATTTTTTATCCTCACTTGACATTAATAATACAATGTAATGTATTGCTTTTAACAGGTCTTTTCTGTTACGACCTGCTTTCTTACCAAACCTGCAAAGATACTTAATAGCATTTGCTTGGCAAAAATCTTTATCAATATTCAAGTGTCTTAACATATCTTGCACCTGAAAACCGTCTTTTGTTGTACTATAGTGTTCACCATAAGTACCTTTTATATAATCACTTATTTCTTTTACTATTTTATCTTCATTATATTTCATTCTAAGTCATCAGCCTTTCTTTTTACTATTTTTTCTATTTGATTAAAGTAACACCAGTGAGAACCAAATGTAATTGCACCAGTATAATTTAGAAGAGTATCATATGTTTGAGCATTCAAACTAGTATCCTCCTCAGCAGCTACATCTGTCAGTTCAGTAGCAATACCAATATTGACAATCTCACCTTGTCTGCCTTTAGTATCTTCTATTGTGTCACCTATATTAATTATCATTTTTATATCCTCCCACACCTTTGTTTAAATTTTTGTAACTATATTTCTCTGTAAATTTTGGCATAAAATCATGTTTAAAAAATTGTCTACCATTGTATAATTGACCGTAATCATTAAATAATGAATTGTCATTTAAAACTATATCTGTACCAAACTCATCTTCATATGTATGATAATATTCTGAACCATGTATCATATCTACACCACTATGACCTGTTGCATTAGTAGCTGTTTCATTAAATCTGTCATCACAATACTTTTTAATTTTGTTTTTAAATATTTCTGAATTAAATCTTTTTAATTGAGACAAAGGTGCATTTCTAAAAATAGTATGATGTATTTTAAAATACTCATAACCATCTTCAGGATCTAGATACTCTCTCCAGTATGTAAGATGTAATGTTCCTTCTTTACTCATTAGGCAGCCTCTAGCTCCATATCAATTACTTCATCAATATTGTGTTCATCAATACCTACAAGGTCAAGATTATCAACAACCATAATTTTTGCTTTAGCAGCTTCTTTTGTGATTGCATTGTTTTTAAGTTCTAGTAAGATAGCGTCAACAGCCTTCTCAGCTAAATCCCAATAATAGTTTTTTACTTTAGACATAGTGTTTTTCTCCTTTGTTAGTTGTTAGTATATCAAAAATTTGAAGTAAAGTCAAGTAATTTCTTTTCTTGGCTTCTTCTATTCTTTCTTTTAGTGTTTTTTTCTTTATCATATACACATATAATACACTAGTTTCATGCATAAAGCAAGCACTTTTTTACTTTTTTTTGAGTTTTTTTTGAGACCTGGTCTCAATTTTAGAAGTGCGTCAATACGCACAGCCCTATATCTATAGGTTTTTACTTAATCCTGGTTGGATTGTGTAGATTCGGTGGTATTATATACCTAACCAATTAAATACTGCTCTTAAACTTAATATCATATACATTAATTCCATTATCATTCTTGGCCAATCTCTATCTTTATAACCAAACCATACCCACATTATACAGGCTGCGACACTTAGAGACCACCCTACCCATTGAGTAGATATATTAGCACTAGATAAAATTGTTACACTTATTACAGCTAACAACAAACCAAACCATCTAAATTTATTCTTTANNAACCTTGAAGGNAATACCATTTTTAATCTCCCTTAATGCTATTTTTATAACCAACCTTTGCTATGTAATAACTATCTACTATATCTGATATAGGATTACCTACTTTATCAGTATCAAATATTTTTTTTAAGTCTATTTTTGTTTCTTTTAAAAATGCCTCATACATCATATCTTTATCAGCATTACCCTTATCTGTTGCACCTTTTTTAACAACACTAGGTACAACTATCTTATATGGTAATACATCTTGTTCGAGTCTGTATTTTAGAATACCACAATTTTCAGCAATTTGAAATAGACCTTGACCTTTTGACCCATATGAATAACCTTCAATAAAAATTTCATAATCACCCTCATGCAAATCATATAACACATAGAAAACCCAATCAGATATTAAACCAAACCTATGCATGGGTGTATCCCAAACATCATGTAATTGGCCTTCTATATTATGACTCATTTTACCACCATACTTTTTTTTATTTGTAAGATAGTAAAAGTTTAACTTTTCGCCGTCTATTACACAAACGGCTGGACTTGTTAAACTATAATCAATTCCAATTATCTTCTTCTTCGTTTTTATTGACCCACTCAACTTCTTCTTCCTCATTTTCTACCTCGTAACCACAAAAAGGACAAGTCAAAGGCTGTAATTCATGCTCTTCGCTATCCCATGTTATATTATATTTAGTTTCACAATTAGAACAGGTTTTTGTAATTTTATCTGGCATTATAGTTTAAATTTTTTAAATTGATCTTTAGTAACATCTTGTTTAATGCCACCAATAACATAAGATTCAATTTCTGTTTCTTGTGGTGCATTTTGTGTACCTTTACTATTCAACCAATGGTCAACCCATGGTAAAGGATTTGTTTTTTGTTCATATTTAGGTTCTAAACCTATACTTTTCATTCTTCTATTTGCCATATACTCTACAAACTGGTGTAATAGTTTTTCTGAAAGACCTATCATAGAACCTTTAGAGAATAGATATGTTGCCCATCTTTTTTCCTCTTCTACAGATTCTTCATACATTTTGTAAACTTCTTTTTCACATTCTTTTCTAATTTAAT